TACGGAATTTAGGAGGTGCGCTATGAAGGTTATCAATAAGTCAAGAAAGATTATTTCAATCGCAGGAGAGCCTTTTCTCCCTGGCAAAGATATGGAACTTCCGGCAGGTCTTGAGAACCATCCGGTAATCAAGGATTACATGGCTAAGGGCATTATCGTAGATGCTGAAAAGGCTGTTGCAACAGCTGGCGCCGGTATTAGTGACCTTGAAAAAGCTAAGATTGCTGAGGAGGCTGTTGCTCAGTACATTGCAAAGCAGGAGGCTCTTGCTGCGGCACAGGCTGAGAGAGAGGCTGAAATCAAAGCTGTTAAGGCTATGAAAAAGGATGAATTGCTGACAAAGGCGGCCGGTATGGGTATCGAAGTAGAAGACGGAGAAACAGCTGATTCCGTTAGAGAGAAAGTATTAGCAGCACTTAATCAGTAGGAGGTGGTCCTTATGGATGCCTTGAAAATTATCAGAGCAACTATGACAGAGTTCTCGAAAGTCTCGGATGATGATGTAAATGTGTTCCTAGAGCTTGCTAAACCTCTCGTAAGCGAGAAAAGATTTGGCAAGCTATATCAACAGGCTCTCGCATATTTAGCGGGGCATAAGATGAAAATGGCAGGGCGCGGAAAACTCATTGGAAGTGGAACGATAGGAGATACAATCGGCTTATCTTCCGTATCTGAGGGAGAAACTTCTGTTTCATTCACTAATAATCAGACAGGAAACACATCAGCTGATGCGGAGTATGGTCTCACAGTATATGGTATGCAGTTCTTACAGTTGCGTAGGAACTGCATAATTCCAATTATATCGGCAGGTGTTGAGTATGGCGGCTGACTTTGAAATAAGATTAACCCCGCAAGGCAGGAGTTTTCAGAGGGAGTTAGAAGAATTGACGAAACTGGAGGTTGCTGTCGGATATCAACAGGGAGAGGCAAGCGAAGACGGTGTGGATATGGTAGACATTGCATTATTCAACGAGCTTGGAACCGTTCATAGTCCGTCGAGACCCTTTATAAGAGATAGCTTGAACAATAACAAGGACAAGATATCTCAGTTTATGCAAAGTGCTGCCAAAGGCATTGTGAACGGGAAAAGTGCCGAGGATGTATTAAAGAAAATCGGTACTTTCCAAAAGGGGCTTATCCAGAAAGAGATAACCAGCGGTAATTTTGTGCCGAACTCTCCGGCGACAATCAGAAAGAAAGGTTCATCTACACCATTGATAGATACTGGCAGAATGAGACAGTCTGTAAATTTTGTAGTGAGAGAAAGGGGGTCTGACTAATGCCGTTTTTTGGCGACAATTACACCTTGCGTCGGTTTGGAGAAGATAAGGTTGTGAACGGATATCCTGTTGCGGCTCAGGAAGATATGACAGTGTTCCTTGATGTTCAAACTATTTCGGATGATGAAATAGTTGAGGAAGGAGGCAGTCGTGATTCTATGATGCTGAAATCATTTGGGGATTTTCCTATCCGCTGCTCCAAACAGGAAGAGGGAGTGCGGTCAGACCAGCTTTTCTATGAGGGAAGGTGGTACGAATGTACCGCATCCAGACTAAGCAAAAATACATTTATCAAACATTGGACTTCGATATTTGCTCTTGTGCCGGTTAGCACCGAGGAACATCCCGGAGAAAGCGAGGTGCAGGATTGACAATTGGAGAAGCAAAACAGTTTTTGTATGATTTGGTTTCCATGTATCATCCAAAGGCTTTAATAGTGTGGACTAAGACTAAGGGAGTAACACCTAGACCGCCTTACATTACATTATCTCACAGCAGTGTGGAAAGAAACAGATTTCCTATTGTGGATGATGAAGGCGAGAAGTGGTACTCCTATTCTTTTGTCTTGGAAATGAACCTATACACAGTAGGAAAACCGGTTAAGGTCGAAGGAGCAGGAACAGTATATGAGAATACTGCTGTGGAAGATTTGGAGGAGTTCGTTAGATTTGTGGATTCTGACGGTATCGGCGATTTAACACAGGAGAAGAACATAACCATTATGCAAAACGCACCGATTAGGGACTTATCGGAACTGATTGGTGACACAAAGTTTAATTACAGGTCTATGACGGAATTCATGGTGACATTTACTGATAAGGTATCTGGCGAATATGGAGTTCAGAATAAGACCAATACTCCAAATCCAAGTGGAGGAGGAACAACAGAGTTTTCACAGGCAGAGACCTATGGAATAGAAAAAATCGTAATAAAGGAGGACGTATAGAATGAGCGTTAGAAATAACCTTGATGAAATCGCAAAAGTAGTTATTGAGATTTCAACACCGGGATCTAGTGATGCGAGTTTTAGCAATATGCTCTTTGTTACCGAGGCGCCGGATGGTGAAGGAACAGAGAAGATTGGAACATCTGTAATTGCTATTTCGCAGGCTGCTGAATTGAAGGATTACGGATATTCAGTAGATAGTCAGGCTTATATCATGGCTACCGTAGCATATTCGCAGACACCGGCTCCGGAAACAGTTTATGTAATCGTAAGACAGCCATCTCTCGACGATGGCGGGGAGCCTGTTGTAGATGAGGAAGGCAATCTTGTCTATGAAGATATGGCAGACACCTTGGATAGAGCAAATGAAGCTGGCGGTTGGTATGGTATTGCATTGTCAAAGACATTCTACAATAAGACCGACCTTGAAGACACTATTAAGTGGGCTGAGGCAAACAACAAATTGCATGGTTTCACATTTGTAGGAAAGGAATTACCTGTTGATACAACCAACTATTTCAGAAGCTTTGCTGTTTATGGCGGCGGAGTGCCTGCTGTAGAGGAAATTCCCGCAGAGAACTACTATATTTCGGTAGCAATGATGGCTAAATGCTTTGGCTATGAGCCGGGAAGTGAAACATGGGCACTGAAACCTCTTGTGGCAGTTTACCCATGTAAGTTATCTACTACCATGAAGAAATACTGTGACGACAACAATGTTACCTACTTTACCACTTATGCAAAGAAGAATATTACCAGCGCAAAGGGTGGAAAGGTTCTCGGAAATGAATGGATTGATACTATCCGTTTCAGAGATTGGTTAAAGAATGATATGCAGGAGAGAATTTTCAATCTGCTCGTCTTGAACCAGAAGGTACCATTTACAGACAACGGCATAACTGCTGTGGAAGGAAAGATGGAGGAATCATTACTTGCCGGACAGGAAGTTGGAGGTATCGCACCTACAGAGTTCGATGATGATGATAACGAATATCCGGGATATACCATCACAGTTCCGTCTTCTTTGGATTTGACAGATACACAGAAAGCCTCCAGAGAGCTTGAAGGCTGCAAATTCAAGGCGAAACTTGCGGGAGCAATCCAGATAGTAGAAGTTAGCGGAAATCTTGTATATGCATAGGAGGTAGGAAAGCATGAGAGTAACGACATATAATCCGAAAAAGATTACGCTTGCACTTGGTAATCATATTGCAAGCGGCTTTGCAGATGATAGTTTTATCGTAATTGAGCCTGCCGGTGATGGAAACAGCTATGTAGCAGGAGCAGACGGAGAAGTGTGCGTAAGCGTCGATCCGTCCTCTATTTACACTGTTAAGGTTTCTGTTCTCCAGAATTCAAGAACGAATGCTTATCTGCGAAAGATGTATGAGAAAATGAAGGCTTCTGGCAATGGCTTTTTCTCTGTTACAGTCAAGGACTTAGTTGGTAAGGAGAAATTCAGTGCTAAGACTGGATGGGTTACCAAACCGGCTGGTAAGACCTATGGTAAGGCTCAGAATAACAGAGAATGGGAAATTGTAGTTGCTGATGGAAAAGAGAGTTAGGAGGTAGACCATGGCGAGATTAAGACAGTTAGAACCACATAAGGTAACGGTGGGAGGATATAACTTTTATATCAAACCGTTTCCGGCATTTACAACAGCCAATTTAACTGGCGAGCTTGCCTCCATGCTCTCACCGATACTGGCGGCACTTTTGCCGCTGGTTGGTGGTGATGATGAAGGCGGGGAAGATGGAGAAGACAATGGATTGATGGATATTGATGTGGATAAGGCAGCTGAATCCATTTCTCATTGTATGGATGGTTTCTCCGGAAAGAAAGTGGAAACATTACTGAAAAAATTGCTGATTGCAAACAGAAATATCTCTGTTGAATTGCCTGTCGAAGATGAAGACGATATGGCAACAGGAGAGTATGAGCAGGAAGTGCTTGATATGGATTTAGCAAACGAGCTTTTCTGTGGCGAAGTACAGGATATGTTTGTTCTTGCTTTCCATGTAATTAAGCTGAATTTCAATGGTTTTTTCAAGAAACTCGGCGGCCAATATGGGAAAGTCGCCGAGGCATTAGTCAAGAAGACGAGGACGATCTTGTAAAGTACGGAACTTTTGACACAACACAGTTTACAGAAATGGAACTCCGTATGTATATCCTGATTAAAGCGAAACTGGCTTCTAAATTTGAGTTGGAAGAATACTACACCTTGGATGAAGCCTTGAAGCTATATGCGTTGTATCGCATGGATATGGATATACAGAAGGGAAAAGAAGATGAAATGAGAGAAAGGAGGGAGGCAAAGTGACTTTAGGAGAAGCAATGCTGCGCTTTGGATTTAATGTTGACAATAGCAGTGTACGAACTGTTGAAAGCACTGTAAAAGGCATAAAGAGTATGGCAAAGAAAGCTCTTGGTGCCATTGGTGTTGTATTTGCAGTAAGCGGGCTGAGTGATTTGGCACAAGCTGCGGCTGATGCAGAGGCAATGGCTTCGCAGTTCTCACAGGTATTTGGAGATATGGAAGACCAAGCGAGCGATAGCCTGTCGAAAATTGCAGAGGATACCGGTATTGTAACAAACCGACTAAAAGGCAGTTATACCCAGATAGCTGCTTTTGCAAAGACCACAGGAATGGAAACAGCTGACGCTTTGGACTTGACGGACAGAGCCATGAAGGCGGTTGCGGATTCAGCGGCATTTTATGACCGCTCTCTTGAAGATGTGACTGGCTCCCTGCAATCTTTCTTGAAGGGTAACTTTGAGAATGACGCTGCTCTTGGATTATCGTGTACCGAAACAACGAGAAATGCGGCGGCAAATGCCTTGTACGGCAAGTCCTTTAAGGATTTGGACGAGGCACAGAAACAGCTTACATTATTGCAGATGGTCGAGGATGCCAATAAGTTGTCAGGAGCATTAGGGCAGGCTTCGAGAGAATCTGACACATGGACAAATCAGCTCGGAAACCTTAAACAGTCGGTAACTGATTTAAAGGCTGCACTCGGAAAGACATTCCTAAAACCTGCGATAGCAGGGTTGAAAATGCTCTCCGGAATTATCCAGGATATTACTGTATCGATACCAAAGGTGGTAGCCGGATTGAAGAATTGGGCGAATGCGACCTTTGGTGTTACGGACGGAGAAAAC